GTGATGCTGTAATTCTACAGGTTATTATCGGCCTGTCAAGGTCACAATCTTAAAAAAGCCTTTTTCGACGGAAAGTGTTGGTGTGTCAGTACTTACATCACGCGGGGCCGGCCACGCTCGCTGCAAGTGCTTGTGCAGCAAGGGTTTAGACATCTGACTGACTACCGCCAATCATGCCAAGCCGATAGGCTTAGGTAGGACAGGCGGCATCCTGACCCGCCATAGCCTCGGCCATAGCCTTGCCCATCTTGAACTTGACCACCCTGCGGGAGGGGACCATCACGGTCTCCCCCGTTCGGGGGTTGCGAGCCTTGCGAGGAGCCGACACGCTCATTTGAAAGATACCGAAGTTCCGGAGTTCGAGCCGACCGTTCTCGACCAGAGTCCGAAGCATCTCGTCCAGAGTATGCTGAACCATAGCCTTAGCCTCGATGCCGGTGATACCGCACCGCTCCGCAATCCGCTCCGCCATATCCCGCTTGGTATTCATGCTTTCCCTTTCGTTGTGATACCACGATTCTACACTACTATTATCGGCTTGTCAAGCAGAAAAATCCAAGAAAAACAAAATTGTTCCTAAGTGCTTGTCGCTTCAGTACTTACGTCAAACGCGGCCCGCCCGCCGCGTCATAAGTCTTTATGTATCAAGGGTTTACGTCGAGGCGTATCGCTTGTCGATAGCGGCCATATCCTGTTTCCACCTGTACTTCAGTTCAGACGCACAGTTTCGAATACCCTCTTTCAGCAACTCACGAACCGCCCCGGTAGAATCGGGAAGTCTCACTTGTGCTTCGTGAAGCCAAAGCATTAATGTACAAGTTTCCATCTGCTCAAAAGACGGAGAAAAATAGCCGCTCAATTGTCATCCTCCATGAAGGGACTCATCTCATCTTCCGCTAGACTAGCGTACTGGGCTGCGAGAGCATCCAGACGCTCAGGGCTACCGGGCTTTCCTACCGGAAATCGCATACGATCCTGACCGCCGATCAGTCGAGGATCGGCCTTGGTCACTTTCTTTTTGCCGATGCGACGCAGAGCGGAACGCTGAAACTTCAGCACCTTTTCCGACATGATCGTACCACCATCGGCAGTAGTCTTTTCGCATGGGATCGCCATACCATAGAACACGCCACGAACGGTACGCTTGAACTCTTCGACGATTGGGAACTTTTCCATTTCTTTTTCTCTCTTTCTTTTCACCGAGTCTACCAAAAAAATCCGTCCTCACAACCCCCCTACTGAGCGATGAACTGTCGCACCCCTCGCAGGGTGGGGAACTTCCATTCTCGGCCCGTGGTGTTGCAAATCACGATATAGCCGAAAATATCCGTACCCATCGAAAAGCCCATAGAACGCAGTTGTCGTCGAAGTTTATTCATGCTTGTCTCTCTTTCTTTACCCTATATAATGCACAATCCGTGCCAAAACGAAAATTATTTTTCTGTTCGTCTAAGTGCTTATGCACCAATGGTTTACGTCATTCTCACAATGAGACGCGGTTTGTCGAAGTGACGCATTTTGCTACAGCGTGACGCATTTTGCACAGCATTTTGCGGCACCACTATGGGGGGTGCGATATCGTTAGCGTGTCCTAGTGAGCGTAAGTGCTTGGTGTTATTGCACTTACGTCGAGCGGGGCCGGCCCTAGTAAGCGTAAGTTCTTACGCCTCAAGGGTTTGCGTCAAAGTTTGTTGTAACTGAACGAGAGTACATCGCAGTCTAGAGTATTTTCCAACGCTCCAGATATTGCCACAAGATGATCATACCGATCAAGAGGATCAGTACCAGCACACTCCTGAACAGAAATTACAACCATCTTGTTTCCAAGAAAAACTCCATCTTCCGAATCATTGTCAATCGTGATATTATCGCACATGTAACTAACCATATTCAATAATCCTCCTCATAATCACCAATCTTCTCCATGATCGTACTCATCGTGATCGTATGATGGATCATATGATTCATCTAAGCCCCAACCAGCCGATGTTAGACCACTTTCATGATCACCGTCCATACCATCATCATAACGGTCATCACGATCTTCAATATCATCATACCATTCATCCTCAAAATCATCATCTTGGATAATCATATCATGATCCTCGTAAGAGTTATCGGCATCATAAAGTGGGTCAGGGTGACTCATGTTTTCCTCACAGGTTATAGTAAATAGTTCCAACAACAACAAAACACAACATATAAACCAAAATCAAACTAATCATCTTTTTCCTTTCAATAAAGAATATCAGCACAAGGATACATATCTTCAAACAACTCATCGGCACATCCGACTACTTCCGCCCAATCGAGGGGATGACAGTTTTGCTCGTCGATAGGCTCGACCATCGGCTCCAAAATACCCTCGTCGGCCAACTGAGACAGAATAGCGTTGATATCCTCGAAATCGTACATGAGAACCTCCGTTGTGGTGATGCGTGGATTCTACACTACTTATCGGCAATGTCAAGTAAAAAAAATAGAAAAAATCTTTTTCGTCGTAAAGTGTTGGTGCATAAGTACTTACGATGATGGGGGCGGGCCTTTTTTGTCGTAAGTATTTACGACTCAAGGGTTTGTGTCAGTCTAGAATTTTAGAGAAGTTTTCTTCCCAAAATTCTGCTACCTGTTCAAGGTTTATACCGCTATCGTTCCACGCTACACTATCTGGAGTTTCCGTAGAATTCAATTCCTTCATCTGTTCTTTGAACATAGAATAGTTGTCACAATTTTGGGCGATATGGTATAACCCTTCGTCGTTAGCAATCCAGAGACAAACATTCCATGTTGCGTAATTTTCGTAACCGTTATACATTCTTTTTTCTCTTTCTAGTTTGTGTAATTCACTTCTACCATAGACAGATCATATCGCGGGATACCGTCAAAAGAGCCCTTGTCGTTGTCGATAAAAGCACGGATTACGGCGATATTACCTACAATTTCGTCATCAGACAACTGAAGTTCCGAAAGTTTGGAAACCAAATTTTCAAACGCACCTTTGAGAGTGATATTCATTTTTGATTGCTCCTTTTCCATTATTCTACATACATTATCGGATATTGCAAGAAAAAAAATTAAGAAAAAATCTTTTTTGTCGTAAAGTGTTGGTGCATAAGTACTTACGACGAATGCGGCCGGGAATTATCGTTCTAAGTGTCTGCGGCACAGATACTTACGCTGACTATACCCCATCTTACCGAACCCGGAGGGTTAGGCGGGACAATCTTCGGGATTTTCCGCCATAGCCTCCGCCATAGCCTTGCCCATTTTGAACTTGACCACCCGGCGAGAGGGGACCATCACGGTCTCCCCCGTTCGGGGGTTGCGAGCCTTGCGGGGGGCAGACTGGTGAATCTGAAAAACCCCGAAATTCCGCAGTTCGAGCCTGCCGGACTCTACCAGGGTGCGGACCATTTCGTCAAGGGTGTGCTGGACCATACGCTTGGCCTCGACTCCGGTGATTCCGCAACGCTCCGCGATCCGCTCGGCCATGTCTCGTTTGGTATTCATGATTTTTCCCTTTGGTTCCTTTTCTGTTATTCTACATATCTTATCGGCAATGTCAACTAAAAAAATCAGAAAAAATCTTTTTCGTCATAAGTACCTGATGCACAAGCACTTACAACAAATATGGCGGGCCGTTTTCGTCGTAAGTGTTTGTGCTACAAGCACTTACGGCGAGTTACGATATGCTATTCAGTCATCCCCCCTGAATGGGGAAATCTCTTCTTCTGATAGGGACGCATATTGAGCAGCAAGAGCGGCCACTCTTTCGGGGGAGCCGGGTTTGCCGACTGGGAAAATCATATGATCTTCATTCCCTACTATGCGAGGATCAGCCTTTTCCACCCCACGCTTACCTATTTTTCGCAATGCTGAACGGTTGAACTTCAACACTTTCTCACTACGGATCGTACCACCATCAGCACTACTTTTGTCGCATGGGATCGCCATGCCATAGAAGATACCACGCACAGTACGCTTATACTGTTCTACGATGGGAAATTTGTGACTTTTCATTTATTCCTCAAGCCAACTTTGGATAACACAACCTACTTCATGTACCAGATAGGTGACAAAACCACATGCAGTCAACAACGCGACTAATACTACCCACTCGTGGAACATTATCATATCAGTATTTCCATCCCATGAACACTAGTTGAAATTCGACATCGGGGTACTTGTTTGAGATATACTCTTCAGCGGTAGACTGAAGATTATCGGTGGCACTTACACCCTGTACCGGAACTCCGTTGATGATTACATTCCAGATTTTCCGCGGACGCGGTTTCGGCAGACTACGCAGCAGATCATTCACACTCATCGAAGGCTCAATTCCCATTTTCTTCTCTCTCTCTTTCTCTCTCTCTCTTTTCCATCATTCTACATTAGTTATCGGCAATGTCAACTAAAAAAATCACAAAAAATCCTTTTCGTCATAAGTACCTGATGCACAAGCACTTACGACAAATATGGCGGGTCGTTTTCGTCCTAAGTGTCTGCGGCACAGACACTTATGACGAACACAAACCCCGGAGGGTCAGGCCGGACAATTTTCGGGATTTTCCGCCATGGCCTCCGCCATAGCCTTGCCCATTTTGAACTTGACCACCCGGCGAGAGGGGACCATCACGGTCTCCCCCGTTCGGGGGTTGCGAGCCTTGCGGGGGGCAGACTGATGAATCTGAAAAACCCCGAAATTCCGCAGTTCGAGCCTGCCGGACTCTACCAGGGTGCGGACCATTTCGTCAAGGGTGTGCTGGACCATACGCTTGGCCTCGACTCCGGTGATTCCGCAACGCTCCGCGATCCGCTCGGCCATGTCTCGTTTGGTATTCATGATTTTTCCTCTTGTTTTCCGTTCCGTTTTCATCATTCTACATATATTATCGGCAATTGCAAGAAAAAAAATTAGGGGAAAAAATTTTTTTTGCGGCACGATATTTGCTCATTATGATCCACACTAATGGGGGGTTTTTTCATTTTATATGGTATTTGAGAATCAGTCTCAAAAAACCGGGGGTGGTGCAAACATAGTAAGCCAAAATTAATACAACTGTCTTACCTAAACCTTAATGGTTGCACATTATGAATTTTAAAATAGATTCTATTTTCATGCAACAAATGAATCATATTGACACTATGTAATTCTATATTAATATATTATTGTACACTCCTATCTATTACTATATATATGACTAATTTTAATCCTGATCTTAATAAGATAATACCTTCTCAGCTTGTTATTAAAGCTTCTGGAAGTATTATAGAACAAATTAATAATGATCTAAAATTACCAGACGGAAAGGATATTCAAGATCTACTAAAAAATGAAGAAAAAAATAGTCTCAGATGAAGAATTTTTAGCTGCTGTAAATAAAATTACTAAAAGATTAGCTCACAAATTTAAATTTGGATATCATAGTATAGAGGATATGAAACAACAAGCCACAGTATTTGCTCTTGAAGGTTTACAAAATTATGATCATAAAAGACCACTTGAAAATTTTTTATGGACTCATGTAAGAAATCGATTATTTAACTATAAAAGAAATAACTACCAAAGACCAGACAAACCCTGTTTAACTTGTCCCCTATATGATCCTAATTATAAATTATCATCTAATCAATGTTCTAAATTTTTAAATAAAGAAGATTGTGAATTATATGCGGCTTGGAGCAAACGAAATGATGCTAAAAAAAATATTGCTAAGCCATCTTATTTTGAAGACTTAAATTTAGTATCTTCGTCTAATAAATATAATGAAAATAATGAAATTATTAATTTTTTAGATCAAAATATACAATCAGAATATAGAGAAATTTATTTAAAACTAAAACATAATCAAAAAATCAGCAAAGCTGATCTTAATAAACTCAAAAAACATATTATAGAAATAATGGAGGATCAAGGGTGGAATCCCATAGAATTCCCAAAAAAAGAGGACAATTAAGCTTAGATGAAGAAGCTTATATAAAAACCAATGTTTTCGCCCTATCTGCTGAACAAATAGCAAATAATTTAAATAGACATCCTGGTCCTATCAAAAGATATATTAGTGAAAATAATTTACTTATTAATCCTGAAGAACAATTAATATATCAAACATTAAAAGATAAATTGCATAGTAAAACCTTTTGGAATGAAATAACCAGACAATTTGATAGTGATACTGGAGAACTTGAATATTTTGAAGATACTTGGGTTGGTTTGATAAAACAATTTAGGGAAGATGTTTTACCAGCCGAAGAACTACAGATTAAACAATTTATTACTATTGATATTCTTATTAATCGTAGTATGAAAGAAAGAAAACGACACATATCAGAAACTGAAAAACTTCAAAAATTAGTAGATCAAGAATATGAAAAAGAAGAATCTCAACGAGATATTCCCAAACTTGCAAATTTGGAAACTCAGTTATCTTTTGCCCGCAACAGCATCGCTAATTACACTAATGAATATACCAAACTTCTTAACGAACAACAAAAAATTAGCAAAGATCTTAAAGCTACTCGTGAACAAAGAATCAAAAGAATAGAAGATGGAAAAAGCAGTTGGGTAGGACTTATAAGAATGTTGGAAGATGAAATAATAAGAGAAAAAGAGGGACGAGAAATGGAAATTCTTAGTATGGCCGCTCAGAAATCCAAAGATAGTTTACAACAATATCATACATATCAAGATGGTATAGTTGATATACCATTATTAACCCCAGAATTTATGGAAAATCACAATGAATAAAACTGCAATAATAACAGGAATAACAGGACAAGATGGCAGTTATCTTAGTGAATTATTATTAGAAAAACAATATAATGTGATAGGATTATATAGAAGATCTAGTAATTATAATTTTAACAGAATAAAACATATTTTAAATAACCCCCAATTAACTCTACTTGAATTTGATCTTACAGACCCCAGTAGCATATCCCACATTATTAACAAATATCAACCAGATGAATTTTATAATTTGGCTGCTATGAGCCATGTGGGCACCAGTTTTGATCAACCAACAACAACATTTGATGTTAATACTATGGGAGTTTTACACATATTAGAAAATATTAGAACCTTTTCTTCTGCAACAAAATTTTATCAAGCAAGTACTAGCGAAATGTTTGGAAAAAATTACAATACAGATTTTAATGGAAATAAATATCAAGACGAAAATACAGTATTAATGCCTCAAAGTCCATATGCTGTAAGCAAAGTAGCATCTCATAACCTAGTAAGAATATATCGTGATGCTTATAAAATTTTTACTTGTTCGGGCATACTTTTTAATCACGAAGGACCTCGCAGAGGAGAAAACTTTTTAACTAGAAAAGTAACTAAATATATAGGACAATTAATAAATAATAAAACTACAGAATCATTAAAACTTGGCAATCTTCAAACATATAGAGACTGGGGTCATGCTAAAGACTATGTACATGCTATGTATTTGATGTTGCAACAAGATAATAGTGATGATTTTGTTATTTGTAGTGGACAAACTCATAAAGTTCTTGATTTTGTTATTAAAGCTTTTGATAGCGTAGATTTAGACTACAAACAATATGTAGAAATTGATAGTTCATTATATCGACCAGCAGAAGTTGATTATTTATGTGGGCGAAATACTAAAGCTCAAAAAATTCTTAATTGGCAACCACAAACTACTTTTGATGAACTAGTTAATGAAATGGTACAGAATGATATATCTGTTTATAAAAATGTTTAGAAATTATAATGATCATTTATATAAAAAATGGAGAAGCGAAGTTAGAAAACGAGATGGGGGATTTTGTCAATGGCCAGGTTGTAAAGCATCTAAAAAATTACAGGTTCATCATATTAAAAGATGGAGCGATAGTATTGATTTAAGATATCATATTGATAATGGTATTACTCTTTGTAAATATCATCATTATTCTATAAGAGGAAATGAACAAAGCTATGAAGCAGTTTTTTTTAAAATAATAGCAGATAAAAAAAATGACAATAAACAATGAAGACTTTACAATAATAATTGATACCAGAGAACAACAACCCTGGGTTTTTGAACAATATGTTGTTGCTAATAAAAAATTGGATACTGGTGACTATAGTATAGAAGGATACGAAAATATTTTTGCTATAGAAAGAAAAAAAAGTATTAATGAGATAGCAAATAATATTATAGAACCAAGATTTAAAGATGTTTTAACAAGATTGGCCCAGCTTAAATATTCATTTTTATTATTAGAATTCAGCATGACAGATGTTTTGTACTATCCAATAGGATCCAATTTGCCTAAAAAATTATGGAGCAAAATTAAAATTACTCCAGCATTTATAATAAAAAATATTTTAGATTGGCAATTAAAATATAATATAAAAGTAATGTTTTGTAATAATGCTTCTAATGCCGAAAAATTAGCTGAATATATTCTTAAAAAAATCTATGTACTAGAATCTCAACAAAAGGAGAACACAAATGAAATTAAATAATACTGTTACAATATATCCACCACCATATACTGATCAAAATAATCAATTAATAAATCCTCCCCCACTAATTATGGACATGTTAGATACTACATATCACATTAATCCAGAAGCAAAAATAGTCTCAGCTACTGTAAAAAATATTCCAGGTTCTTTTATTTTAGCTAATGGTATTGATTATGAAAAATTAGGAGATTTTACTTTATCTAATCTTGAACAATTATTTTTTAATCTAATAAAAGATGATACGGCTCAACAATTGCGAAATAGATTTCCTAAAACATTAGAGGAAAATCCTAATGGTCCAGGTACTATTTTAAGTAATATGATTAGTACTATGGGTATTAAAAGTACTCCTAATTGTTCATGTCGTCGTCATGCTATAGAAATGAATGAAAAAGGCCCTGATTGGTGTGAAGAAAATTTATCAACTATACTAGGTTGGCTAAAAGAAGAAAGTAGTAAACGACATCTACCATATATCGAGAGTGTTGCTAGTTTAATTGTTAAAAGAGCTATTAGAACATCACGAAGATTATTAAAACAAAATAATGGATAATTTTAAAACTTTTGATGATGCTTGGTTAGGATTAGGAGATATATCATCTCTTAATTTAATAGAAAATCCTATGATTCATAGGACCAAAAATGATATAGAAAATCCTGATTTACATTTATTAAGACTGTTAAGAAATCCTACATATATAGGATCAACCTGTAAGTTAATATTTAATATTGAACTACATCCTATGCAAATTGCTGTACTACAAGAAATTTGGAATAGACCATTTCCTATGCTTGTTGGAAGCCGAGGATTTTCAAAAAGTTTTTTATTAGCATTATATGCAGTATTAAAGTGTAGTTTTTATCCAGGCACTAAAGTGGTTATAGTTGGTGCTGCTTTTAGACAAAGCAAAATTATCTTTGAATATATGGAAAATATGTGGAAAAATAGTTCTATTTTAAGAAGTATATTTAATGGTAATGAAGATGGTCCAAGACGAGATGTTGATAGATGTACTATAAGACTAGGAGACAGCTGGGCTATTGCTATTCCATTGGGTACTGGAGATAAAATTAGAGGTTTACGCGCTCATATTATTTTAGCAGATGAGTTTAGTAGTATTTCTCCGGATATATATGAAACAGTAGTTTCTGGTTTCGCGGCAGTTAGTGCTAGTCCTATTCAAAACGTAAAAGATGAAGCTAAAAGATTAGCAATGAAAGAAGCTGGGGTGTGGCAAGATGAGCTTGATGTTATTTCTAGGAAAATGAATAATCAAGCAGTAATTAGTGGCACAGCAGATTATGGTTTCAAGCATTTTGCTCAGTATTGGAAAAGATATAAAAGCATAATTGAAAGCAAAGGAGATATCAGAAAATTAGAAGATATATTTGGAGGAGAAATACCATCTAATTTTAATTGGAAAGATTATAGTATTATTCGGATTCCATATGAATTAATACCAAAAGGTTTTATGGATGATAAACAAGTAAGTCGTGCTAAAGCCACCATTCATGTTGGTATATATAATATGGAATATGCCGCTTGTTTTGTTAATGATAGTCAAGGATTTTTTAGAAGAAGCTTAATAGAAAGCTGTGTGGTCAAAGATTATCCTCCTATCAATATTAATAATAAACCAGTAATTTTTGATGCTGTTATACAAGGCAGTCCTAATTGTCAATATGTATATGGTATTGATCCTGCTAGCGAAAGAGATAATTTTAGTATAATTATTCTAGAAATTCATCCTTCTCATTCCAGGATAGTTTATTGTTGGGCTACTAATAGAAATAATTTTAAAGAAAGACAAAAGATAGGATCAGCAACAGAACATGATTTTTATAGTTTTTGTGTTAGAAAAATTAGAGATTTAATGAAAACTTTTCCTCCTATAAGAATAGGAATGGACGCTCAAGGAGGAGGAATTGCTATAGAGGAAGCACTTCATGATCCTAGTAAATTACAAGAAAATGAACAATTAATATGGCCAATTATTGATTATGATAAAAGTAAAGATACTGATTCTCAACAAGGTTTACATATTTTAGAACTAATACAATTTGTTAAAGCAGACTGGACTAGTCAAGCTAATCATGGTTTAAGAAAAGATTTAGAAGATAAAACTTTATTATTTCCACAATTTGATAATTTGACGCTAGGATTAGCTATGGAAAAAGAAAATAAGAATATTTTAGAAGCTGATCTAAATCCATTATATGATAGTGTTAGTGAATGTATTTTAGAAATAGAAGAATTAAAAAATGAATTAACAACTATTGTTATGACTCAAACTAGTACTGGTCCACAAGCAAGAGATAGATGGGATACCCCAGAAGTTAAACTACCCAATGGTAAAAAAGGCAGATTACGTAAAGATCGTTATAGCGCTTTATTAATAGCTAATATGATTGCTAGACAATTAAATAAAACGTTACAACCAATAAATTATGATGTTGTTGGCGGAAATACTAGAGATTTAATAAATTCAAAAGATTCTCAATTATATAAAGGGCCAGAATGGTTTACATCTGCTGTTAATGGAGGAGATGACATTTATACTGGTATTTATAGATAAAAGTGTATAGTTAATTGTAATGTAATTCAATTATCATTTCAATTAGAATAAAATAATCAAATGACTAGAAAACCAACTAAAGAAGATATTATAAAAAACGCTTCTAATATACCAGAAGATGCTTATGTTACATGGGGAGAAGATTTAAGTAGCAAACAAGAAGCTTTAAAAAAATCTTCAGAATCATTGGACGAATTTGTTGGAGTTCAACATTCAGAAGCATCATATGTTAGCGGTCGCAGATATAGTATTGATTTTTCTAATTTAGATGGAAATACTGGAAGTCGTCCAGGTTTAACCCGTAATGATTATTATGCTTTTAGACCAGACGAAGCTGTACCTAAAAAAATCAAACTTATAATATATAGAGCAGAAGATATATATCAAAGGGTAGGTTTGGTTAAAAATGTTATAGATCTTATGGGCGATTTTGCTGTTCAAGGAATTAAATTAGTTCATAAAAATAAAAGAATAGAACGATTTTATAGAAAATGGTTTAAAAAAATTAATGGTAAAGATAGAAGTGAAAGATTTTTAAATAATTTATATAAAACCGGTAATATAGTTATTCATAAACAAACTGGTAAAATTAGTCTTAAAGTTACTGATGATCTTTATAAAACAATTGGCTCTCCAGATATAACAATTAAAAATCCTGATACTTTTAAAATAGAAAAAAAAGAAATACCATGGAAATATACTTTTATTGATCCTGTTTATGTAGAATGTGCTGGTGGTTCATTATCCTCTTTTGTAAGTAATAAAAGATACGAATTATTATTGCCCGCTTCTTTACGAAAAACTATTAATACTCCCAAAACAGATGCTGAAAAACAAGTAGTATCTCTTCTTCCAGAAGCTATAGTATTAGCGGCCAAAACCAAAAGACCATATCCATTAGATCCAGAAAAAACACTAGTTTTTCACTATAAAAAAGATGATTGGCAAGCTTGGGCTTATCCAATGATTTATGCAATAATGGATGATATCACTGTTATAGAAAAATTAAAACTAGCAGATATGGCAGCTTTAGATGGTGCTATTAGCAATATTAGAATTTTTAAATTAGGTAATTTAGAACATAAAATAGCTCCTACAAAAGCAGCAACAGCAAAACTAGCACAAATTTTAGGTAATAATGTTGGTGGAGGAACAATGGATCTTGTATGGGGTCCAGATATTGAATTATTAGAAAGTAATACTAATGTGCATAATTTTTTAGGAGAAGGTAAATATACTCCTCATTTGAATAGTATTTATGCAGGACTCGGAATTCCTCCTACTCTTACTGGTACTTTTGGTGCTGCTGGAACTACTAATAATTTTATTAGTTTGAAAACTTTAACCCAAAGATTACAATATGGTAGGGATACACTAATTAAATTTTGGGAAAATGAAATAGAAATAGTTCAAAAAGCTATGAATTTTAGATATCCAGCTAAAATAGAATTTGATAGAATGGATTTAAGTAATGAAGATGCTGAAAAAGCTTTGTTGATACAGTTAGCAGATAGAAACTTAATTAGCGACGAATTGTTACAAACTCGTTTTGGTTTTGATCCAGATATGGAAAAGAGCAGGCTAAATAGAGAAAATAAAGATAGAAAATCAGAAAAAATGATAAATAAAGCAGGACCTTGGTATGATCCTCAATTTGAAAATGCTCTTAAAAAATTATCTTTACAATTAGGATTAGTAACTCCTAGTCAAGTAGGACTAGATTTACCAAAGAAAAAACCTGGCGAAAAAACAGCACTAGAACAAAAAGCCGAACAGATCAAAGCTCCTTTTGGGTCGCCAAAAACAGTTAACGATTCATCCTCGGAATCGTTACCCAAAGAAGCTGGTGAAGGACGCCCCAAATTATCGAAAGATGTTGAGAAACGCAAAGATAAAACCTTTACACCTCAAACAGGAGCAAAACTAGCAATATGGTCATCTTCTGCACAAGATTATATTAGTCAATTAATTAATCCATTAATTTTAGATTATTTTAATAAGAAAAATTTACGAAGTTTATCCAATAAAGAAACTGATATTTTAGAAGAAATAAAAACAAATATATTATTTAATACAAAACCATATGCTAAATTAAATAGTGATTATATTAATAATAGTTTAAATTTATCTATTAATAACACTACAAAAAGTTTTTATAGCTGGCTAAATTTATTAAAAAATGAAATTAATAGAGATCTAACAGTAGAAGAAATCAAACATGCTAAAGCTTCTTTTTATGTTATGGTGTATAATCAAGATTAATTATTAAATTAATAGAGGCACATTATGATTATATATGACCCTGAACAAGAAGATGGACTAACACCCAAAATTCTAGCCTCATCTTCAGTGTCATATGCTTCATTAGCAGAACCATGCTCATTAAATTCATCAAACAAATATTTTAAAAGTTTAGCTTCATATGATGATAATGATTTATATTATGTTCAATCTATTTTAGTAAGTTCTAATTGGAACAAAAATGATGATATATTTGATAAATATGAAGTATGGAATGCTAAAAATACACCAGAACATAAACCAACCAATCTTGAACATAATGAAAATGTAATTGTTGGACATATAATTTCAAATTGGCCTATTACTGATAATGGTGTTTTAATAGATCCAGAAACTCCTGTTGAAAATTTACCAGATAAATTTCATATTCTCACAGGATCCGTTATATACAAGGCTTTTAGTAATTCTGAACTAAAAGAAAGAGCAGATAAGCTTATTAGTGAAATAGAAAATAATAATAAATTTGTTAGTATGGAATGTTTATTTAAAGGTTTTGATTATGGGATTATTAATAAAAATACAAATGAATATAAAATATTAAGTAGAAATAATGATACTGCTTATTTAACTAAATATCTTAAAGCTTATGGCGGAAATGGTGAAAATAATGAATATAAAATAGGTAGAGTTTTAAGAAATATTACTTTCACAGGCAAAGGATTTGTTAATAAACCAGCTAATGAAGAAAGTATTATATTTAATAAAACTTTATTTAATGAAAATAAAAAAGAACAATTTTTAGAAAAAACACAAGAATTTTTAAATTTAGGTGTAATAACTTTTAAATTAAATGATAATATGGAGAAAAGTACAATGAGTGTAGAACAAGATGTAACTGATATCAAAAACAAATTGGTTGCTATGGAAACTTCTTGTCAAGAAGTTGTAGCAGAAGCTAATGCATCTGTTGATATATTAAAAACAGAAAAAGCCAGTTTAGAATCTCAATTACAAACCATAACTAACGAACTTACAGAAAGAGAAAATGCTATGAAAAAAGAACTAGAAGAAGTTAAAGCTTCTGCTTCAGAAGAATTGTTAGCACTCAAAACATCATTAGAAACTAGAATTTCAGAACTCTCAGAAGCTATTGCTGCCAAAGATGAAGAAATGAAGAAAAAAGATGAAGAAATGAAAAAAATGAAAGCTGAGCTAGATGCTGCAACAGAAACAGTAGCAGCTTATAAAACCAAAGAAGAAGAAATGATGAAAAAAGATAAAATGATGAAAAGAAAAGCTTCTTTAGTTGAAAACGGAGTAGAAGAAGATGCTGCTCTAGCATTTGTTGAAAAATTCATTTCATTAGAAGATGAAGCTTTTGATGCTATGGCAACTCTATTTGCTGCTGTTAAAATGAAAAAAGAAGACGCTATGAAAATGAGAATGAAAGCCTCAGAAGATGAAACTTCAGAAGAAGAAACAGAAGCAATGAAAATGAAAGATGATAAAAAGAAAGAAGAAAAAATGACAAAAAAAGTCACATCTTCTGATTTAGATTCTGTTGAGACAACAAATGATCTTGATATCACAGTTGGTTCAGATTCTTCAGATGAAGAAGATTCCACTCGTGCGGCTCTTGTTCAATTTGTTTATAGTAAACTAGGCAAAAAATCTAAGTAATTCTTATACGGAGAAAACAAAATGGCTCTAAAACCTGATCGTGTCGAACAAACAACAGATATTTCTTTTTTTATGAATACTGTTGCCGAGCGTGGTGGAGTAGTTAGTGCGGTTACAGCAACAACCGGTGTTGGCGTATCCATGGATGATGCTAACGCTGTTGTGGCTTATGCTGCTGTGGCTTCTGGCGCTCGTCCTTTAGGTATTCTGCTTAATGATGTTGTTAATCTTGATCTAACTCGTCAACATATTAATTGGCATAAAGATGAAATGCAAGTTGGTGGTAAAGTAACTTTGCTACGTCAAGGTCAAGTTACCACTAATAGACTTGTTGCTGGTATTACACCATCCGCTGGTGTTGATGCTTATGTTGGCGCTAGTGGTTTAATTGGTACAGATAGTACCAATAGTGTTAAAATCGGTCAGTTCTTGAGCGGTAAAGACACTGACGGCTATGCTAAAGTATCAGTTAACCTTTAATTAATAAACGGAGAAAAATAATATGTCAGCTAATACTGAAAAGTTTCAACCCACTCCAGAACTTAGTGATCTACTAAAACGTTCTGGTAGTGCTCAACGAGAGGTTGCTTTAGCAGCTAATGCCGAATTTGCAAAAGCCCTAGAACTACCTCTTCGTCAAGGTATTCTTAATGGCGATGTTTTAAATGGTATCTTTGAACCAATTAGGTTAGATCAAAGTGCTACACCAGAATTTCCTCTTGACTTTTTAGCTCCTGGTACTGAAAAAGATTTTGTTGCCTACACAATTCCTAATCACGGTTATATTCCAGAACGTCATATTGAGGGTGATTATGTTATGGTTCCAACTTATGATGTTGGTGCCAGCATTGATTATCTTTTAAAGTATGCTAGAGATGCTCGTTGGGATGTTGTTGGTCGTGCTATGGAAGTTCTCGAAGCTAGTTTTGTTAAGAAAATGAATGATGATGGTTGGCACACTCTATTAGCCGCTGGTGTTGATCGTAATATTGTGGTTTATGATAGTGATGCTAGTGCTAGTCAATTTACTAAGAGATTGGTAAGCTTGATGAAAACTGTTATGAGGCGCAATGGCGGCGGTAACTCAACTTCAAATAATAGAGGTATGCTAACCGACCTTTATGTTTCTCCAGAAGCGATGGAAGATATTCGCAA